CCAAAATCAATTGTTGCAGTGTTTAGTGAGCAATCATCTAAGAAGAACATATTTTGATCAAATATTACTATAAGGCCAAAACTTTGAAGTTGATGCTTTGCACTATGTATTAATTGCGCTACAGCAGGTGTTGTACCATCTCCAGGTATCCAAGCTGGATTTGTGCCGCCAATTGCATCACTAGCAAACATAGCGTTCCATAGTACGCTTTCTTCGCAATTAATTTCGTCGCCTGCAGTTGCTTTTCTAGGACGAACATAAGTAGTAAAATTAAAATCTACAGGATTTAATGCTGTATTAAATGTGCGTTGTCCGCGAATAGGAGTTTCACCGGTTTCATTAACAGCAATTGTTTCTACGGCAGTAGTTTGACTAAAGCTTAAGTCATCTAATACTTGGATTTCAAATGTAGTATTAATAGTATGACCACTAGCCTTTACTCGGCCTAAATTTGGTGCAGCTGTGTCGACATTAGTAGTAAAGAATACTTTACTATTACGTAATAAATTAATTGACATATCTTATCCCTCTAGGAAGGTATTTGTCCAACTGTTACTAGATATTTATCTGTATTTGGCTGGTCAAAATACGGTTGCTTACATGATCTGATAACGAACTTGTAAGTTAATCTCGCCAACTGCATAGGGAGCTAATAGGCCCTCATCCGTAGTTATTGAGTCTATTAAAATTTCTGTGGTTTCATGGTTGTTGTCGGTATCATATACCATACGTCTATTTAAGTCTATGCAAGTTTCTAGATCGCTTAATAGCTGTTCTAGTTGTTCTTGCGCATTATCTTCACTTTTACAGTAGGCTTTAACACATACACGTAAGAATCCCCATTTAAAATCACTGGGAAGATAGTCGCGTGTTTCTGTACCAGGACTCAAGTAAACACTTGGAAAGTCTTGTATTTCATCCCAAAATTTTAGTTTGGCAAAACTATTGCCGCTTAGGTTAGTTGTATAGGGAGTGTAGCCATCTATTGTTTTAAATTTTTCGGCAAGGGCCGCTACAATTTTTGCTCGTTTGCTCATACTAGTACGGTCCTTAACCTGTTTACTGCTAATTCTTGTGCAACTTGTCTAATTGATTTAGAAATCAATGTTTTTGGATCTCTTGTTCTAGGATACTGCTGTTTTCCACCTTGACTAAAAGTTGCATAAGGATTTTTCATGTAAGTATAAAATGCGGTTATAGCACCACTTCTACCTGCCGAAACATTGGTAACTTCTATGCTATCTACAAATCTGCCGCTGCGATAGTTAAGTACATCTCGTCTGTTGCCAGTGCCCATATTATCGCGAACTACTTGCTGTAATTTTAAATTAAGTAAATTTTGTAAACTAAATAAGCTTGGAGCTACTGCTTTGGTTACTCCAGCTTTTGCTTGCAAATTTAAGTTAATTTTTTTCTTTACAGGTGACTGTACAGTTGCTTGTTTATTAGTAGCAACTTTAGGGGCTTTAAAATCTTTTTTCTTAGGATCTATTCCGCCGGCACTATAAGTCTCTTTGCCTTTAACAGCGGTATATTGCTTTGATGGTATCTTTTTTCCAGCAATAGTATTAGCAACAGTTTTAGCTATAGAATCTATTATACTATCGGACCCACTAGCAGTTACTAAGTTCTGAACTATTATTGCAGAACGCGATCTTAGATCATCTATTATCTTTTTCTGTACTGGATCAAGGCGTAGCTTTCTATCATAAAAACTACCTAATTCTTCAATATACTCACCAAGTTTAGAAGTAGTTTTAAATAACTCGCCTAATTCGCGCTTAAAGTCGCTTGTTTTTTCTTGCTGAGCTGCATCAACTAAGGGGCGCTTGGTTTTTTCGGCTAAATTTTTAATACGCCTGCCTATTCCATTAATTTTTCTTCCAGCTCTAGTATTCAAATAGCTTAATTCAAATGAAATGCTTGATAGAGGATTATTTTTACTACCATATACTTCTTTCGACGTTCTTACTACTAGATCAAGGTCTGGTAGTAAGTTACTACTAACGGCATCTGCTTCAGCTAACAGTTTTAATATTTCTTCGAAACTTTTTCTTAGCTTTTCAGCATCTTCTAGATCTTTACCCTGCAAACCTTGTGTAATATTAGGATTAAAGCTTACAGTAAAATCAGAAAAATTATTTACATTTTCTATAGACAGATCAAATATTTTTGCAAACTTAATATTAAATACACCAATAAAATGGCCAGCATCAGTATTTGCATCAAAAAATTCTACAGTTTTTTCTGCAAAACTTTTACTTAACAGAAATTGTTTAAATCTACTATTAAACTCTCTGTGCTCCATTCCTTTGGCTATAAAACCAGTTACTTTACCTGAACTATCTCGTTGTTCAACTAAATTTCCATAGGTATCTTGATACCAGCTAAAGAAATCATTAAACAAGTTTTTTGTAGATAACATTTTTACAGTTTCTTGAACTAGATCTTTTAGGGCTTCTTGTGTATCTGTTTGGCCGTTAAGATAAGCGTATACTGCAGGATAATTTTTATACTTTTCTACATCTTGTTTTATGAACTTTTTTCTTGTGCTGGCTATTGTATAAGCTCTGCCAAACTGTGATTTTAATATTTCTAGTGAGCTTTCGGAGACTATACCATCTTGGTTTTTATTTGTCTGATCCCTGACTTCATCATTTAATAACGCTATAGGGTTTCGTTTATCGTCAAATAATCTGGTATTAAAATCTCTTATAATTCTTCTAACTACTACATCACTTAGTTGTGAAGCGCTCATGTATAGTCTGCCACATATTGGTCTAATACACGTTTAATATGTGCTGGAAAATTTGTAGTAGCTACATACTGTATCTGCGTTACGTTTGGTGTAACATCTCTGTTAACATGTACAGCACTATTATTCTTTGAATAGTATTCTACAAGATCAAGTACAGCTAACTTAAGATCTTCAGGTACATCCTCGTATCCGCCTAAATAAGTAACTTGGTAGCCACGTATATAAGGTTTAAATACTGGCTCTTTTATACTACGTATAACATTTCCGTCTAAAACCCAATCTGTATATTCTGATAAACTTGAATAACTTTGACCGTAATTGGTACTAAGTTCTACATATAATATTTCTCTAACAGGAGTTTCAGTTAATATAAAGGTATCAAAGCCCCCTCCAAAAACTTCTATTTTTGGTTCATTATAGTAATCTATAAAACTTCTACGGCAATAAGTTTTTACAAGACTACTAACCTTAGGAATAAGTAAATCAATCTCTTGATCCTTATTACTACTAGTAATTCCTAAGTAATTCTTATACTCATTTCTAGTAATTAAGTCAGCCATATAAAAACTCCATGTGTCTCTAAAACCCACCTATCTTGGGCTTTAGAGACAGGACTCTTGCGAATCCTGCCTATATAACTAATTAATCTACGTAACGAACGGCGATAACACCTTCACCATCAATACGTGATAGTTGTGTCATACCAATACGCATACTTGCTACTAGGATGCTACGCTGTTCAGCGATAATGTCGTCACTGTCAACGCGCATTCCACGATGTGTACCGCCTAGGAAGTTCATTGCGTTAACTACAACGGCAGCTGCAGCGCCTGCGGCAGCAGCGTCAAAACTTGCACTAACAACTACTGGTGTATTGCCAACGCTACCAACTTGACCAGTTAATAGAGTAGCTGCAGGACCTGCTTTGTCTACTGTTAGGAAGGCTAAGTCCTCTAGTAGCTCATAGTAAGCCTGTGTGCTTACAAACATTACTAGTTCGCTAGGATTTAGGCCCCAGGCACCAAGATTCTTACGTGCTTCCATTGCTTTTGCAACTGTAAATTTGTCTGCAGCACTAATATCAAGTGTTACTGCTGGGCTTGCTGGATTAACGCCAGCACTAGCTGCAACTCCACCAACTGGATGATAGCTTGCTAGACCTTTAACTAGTGCAGCGATCTGGCCACTTGTGCTGCCAGCACCTGTACCATCACCTAGTAGCATGGCTTTGTCTAGTGTTTTAGCCATACGACGTGCCATTGCATCACGTACTAGTGGTAGAATAGGAAGAATGCTATCTTCATCTTCTTCAAATGCAATATACTCTTTTGTTGCTAGTTTATACGCACTTAGTGTGATTTCTTTAATAGCATGTGTACGCTGTGCACCACTACTATTAGCACTACCAAAATCAGTACCGGCAACCCATGTTGCGTTTGTACCTGTATCTGGGTTTACAGGAATCTTCATAACTGGTTGAGCCATAGCAATGCTACGAATAACTGGGCTAACAACTAGCTGACGACGCATTTCATTTTGAATGGTTGTGCTAACTTCTTCTTCCCAGCGCTCATGTGGTAAGCGGAACTGACCACCAAATGTAGCTGCTTTTTCGACTAGTGACTTACCAAACTTGGTGTCAGCAATGCCTTTGCGCATAATCTTGGCTAGTAGAACTGCTTTTTCTTTGTCAGCATAAGCTACGTCGCCTTCTTTTGGCTCGCTAAACTGCATGCGGCTACGCTGTAGTGCATCTAGTTCAACGCTCTTGCTTTGTAGTTGCTCTAGCTCTTTGGCCTTTTCTTTGATAGCAGCTTCTAGGCTTTCAATCGCACTCTTGTGCTCGTTAGCCTGATCTTCTAGGCGCTTTTCAATATCGCCCAGTAAGCGTTCTGCACCTGTGTCAACTGTTTGTACAACTGGAGCTGGTGGAGTAACGGCGCTAACTGCAGCCTTGATTTTAGCTTGTAGGGCTTCTTCTTCAGCTTGTTTACGCTTGGCTTCATCAG